CCGATGCGGATGTGCTCAGCCTGGTCTACGCCAACCGCGTCAGGCAGATGAGGGCTCGCGTGAAAGAGCATCTCGGGAAAACCATCGACGAAGCCAACAGCAAATAACCTTTATGGGAACCAAATCTATCCGCCACATCGTAGAGGCCACCTTGGCCACCTACCTATCCACCCAGACCGGGCTGACTACCGTGGCCTTCCTGACGGGCGACAGCGCCGCGACCCAGACCCTGCCCAAGGCCGTGGTCCTCTGCGAGTCCGCCCGCAGCCCTAACGACCTCCCCGAAGGCGAAGGCAACTTCAGCTGCTCGGTCCGCATCACCCTCTTCTCGAACGCCGACGACACGACCCTCGCCGATCACCGCGCCCGTTGTGCCGCCCTGTCCGGCAATATGCGCGACCTGACCAGCATCAAGGCGGCCTTCGTGGCCTCGACCGACGCGGCCTGTTACGACGTCACGATGCAGTCCGAAGACGAAGGCATCGACGAGCGCTCCTGGGCCACTTCGTTCTCGTTCGACGTGCTGGTGGTCCTGCCCGCCTGACCTAATTCCAAAGCCTGCAATTACAAATGGCAGCAATCTCAAACGGCACCACGTGCTTGTACGCAATTTCTGGTACTGTCTCGAATTTGTTCGTGCAGTCCTACAGCCTCTCGTCCTCGTTCAACTCCGAGGCCATGGTCGTCGATGAGACGGGCATCACGAAGACGCACCGCCTGGACGACCGCAAGTCCGAGATCACAATCGAAGGCATCGCCAAGACCTCGACCATGCCCATCCTCGGGGCCACGCTCGCCTTCACGACCAACACCGCCTCCGCCTATCCGGCTGGCTCGGCTTCGGTTTCCTTCTCTGGAACTATTACCAAGATTGACGACAAAGGTTCCAATAAGGGCTTCACGTCTGTGTCCATTACGGCCATCGACTACGAAGGAATTACCTGATTGATTCGCCTGTAATCAGATTAGGATAGACGGCGTGGACCGTCGCTTCCTCAACGCCTACGTCGACCCGGCTCCTTTCAGGATTCTGGGTCGAACTCTTTACCCCTGGTGCCTCAAGTATCGGGTGCGTCTTATGGCCTTTGACTCCCCGCTGGTCACCGGGTCCCGCGGCATCACCCCTGCTGACCTTATCTTCGCCTGCCAAGTATGCGCCGAAGAGCAGCTAGGGGAGGTGCGCATCGTCACCCTAAGCCATCACCCCGCCAAGTTCGAGCGCCTGCTGGAAGCCTTCGCCGGTTATATCCTCGTTCAAGACTGGCCGAAGTTCTGGGAGCAGACCAAGACCAAGTCAGGGGGCGGAGACAAGGGGGTGCCTTGGCCGCTAAGTATTGTCGCTAATTTAATTGCGTCAGGGGTGCCCGAGCAACGGGCGTGGGAGATGCCGGAGTGCCAGGCCATCTGGCTCAACTCCGCCCTGGCTATCCGTAAGGGTGCGGACGTGGCGATCATGTCGCCCGAGGAGGAAGCCTTCATGGCCGAAGAGGAAGCCAAGGATGCCGCCGCGGCTGCTTCCAATCCTGCAAAGGAAAGCACCCCCTGACATGGCCCAAGACCTGACAGTCAACATCAAGACGACCTCCGACGTCCCGCAGGCCATGGACAAGGCCAAGCAGGCGACGACTGGTTTCGGGAAACAGGTCGAAGACATTGGCAAGAAGTTCAGTACGTCATTCAAGGACATCTTTCTTTCCTTCCTCGGGCCTATGGCTTTGCTTACCGGAGCACTGGCTATTATCGGCAAGATGATTGCGGACAACGCAAAGAAGCGCGAGGAAGCCAATCAGGCAGCGATTGATGATACAAACGCCTTGATGTCTGCTGAGGACAAGTATTGGGCTAGAAAGAACGAACGAGAAAAGAAAGGAAAAGAAGACGCTGAACAGGCGAAGACCCAACGCGAGCAGACCACTTTTGAGTTCATGTCAAAAGACCCTCGCGGCTACAAGATTTACCAAGACTACATTGCCGGCAAAATTGGAGCCAATCGCGACAACCCATTTGAACGCAACCGCAAGTTCAACGCAAAGTCAGACCCAGAAGTGCAGGCCGCGGTTCAGGCGCTGATTGCTGAGGATGCTAGGAAAAACCCACAGCCTGGAGCCCCTTTAGATTTAAAGAAAGACTCAACCTTCAAGAGCCCCGAAGGCTTCTCCAACGTGATCGGCGTCGGACCGAACCCGGTCATGGAGGCCATGGCCCGCCAGATTGAAATCCAAGAGCAGCAGCTCGCCGAGTTACAGAAAATCTCCGGCAGCACTCCCGCCGGTCAAGGCGACTTCACCAAAGGCACCCAATCCAAATAATTTATGGCACGCGTCGACACTGGTAATAACCTGACAACCGTACTCCAACAGCCTGGGGCAAAGTTCCAAGAGGACGGCTACGGACTCGCCACGGGCACCATCGTCTTCAAGGCCGCAATCACGGCGTCCATCGGTGGCACGATTAACCGTGGGTCGGCTTGCCCGCAGGGGGCCTACTCATACTGCAAGGCTCACAAGTATTCAGTATCTTTCGAAAACCTTGGCATCGCTACCTACTCGGTGGACTATGTGGGCATCAACCCTGGCTACGGCGCCTCGACCGATCCGCAAATCACCGGCTCGCAGGGGCTGACGTCGGAAAGCATCACGACCCACCCCAACTTCTTTGAGGTCGCCACCGCGCTAGGCTTTTCGGGTTCACCGATTGCGGGCGTTGGCACTGGTTCGATTGCGACCCCTGCCTACCCCGCCGTGACAGGTGCTACTGATGAATACGCTGGCAACAACGGAGCCACGTTTGAGAAGCCTATCGGCCGAAAGTTCCTCGGCTTCAAGAAACCCGAGTTCAAAGACTTCTACGGCAAGACGAACTATCTCGCCCCTCAGTGTTCACTGTCTGGCGTTTTCTACACTAGCAGCTCGGCCTTAGTCATCAACTTGCGGAACGCTGTTGGCAAGACCTCTGGCAACGGCTCCTTCGCGTCAAAGAGCTTGGTGCCGACTTACATGGGCACGGCCTTTGAAATCAGTGGCAAAAAACAACTGCTCCTGGCTCAGGTGTCCTTCGAGGACTTCGGCCTGCTCTACAAGGTCCAGTATGAGCTGCGCTTCAACCGCGAAGGTTACAACTCGGCGGTCTACGCTAACGCCTGATGAAGATCCAACCCGGAGTCGGCTATAACTTCGACTCGTCCTCGCACGGGTTCACGCTGGACACGTCTGATCCGTTTCCGTCCGCCACTAACTCTTCGCCCGACCACCCTTTCAGGGTCAAGATTGTCGCAGTCGTCAGCGGCGCCATCCGCTTTCAGGTCATTACCGGGACGCTGAACAACCTAGTCCCAGAGATGGACGATGTCATCGGTGGCGTCGAGAAGCTGCTGGACAGCACGACATCCGGCGTCCCTACGCCTCCCACGAATGTCCTGACGTTCAACACCTCGACCAAGGAGTCTTGGGTCTATCTCCGAGCCGGTCCCGAGGCCGCGTCGCCTTACGCATTCCCAGACGCGAACATCGCTAATACGCCTTACCCTAAAGTTATCTCGTCCGATTTAGAACTGACGGACACCGACACAAATGGGTATGTCCTGCTTGCCAAGGTAGACGTGGATAACGTCTCGGCCCCGACCGTCTGGACCCTGCATCAATATGTCAACGGCTCCCTTTGGGGTGACCGCGTGAAGGTGAACGGGGCCACCGCCAAGTACTACTACGCCCGCATCTGATGGGCGTCCTGATCGGAGCAACGGAAGCCAACTCCACTTGGGGTCGCAACCGCACGCCCATCTTCAGCACCTACTTCGGCATCGCCGGCGGAGCCCATAACAACGTCGCGACGGACGGATGGGCCTCAGAGGCCAACACCTTCTTCCGCTGCGCTCAGTGGTGGAACTTTGTCAGTTGGACGGACTCGGGCGGCACCCCCCAGACAGGCTATCAAGGCCCCCTCGCATTCCCTGGCTCACCTTTCCCTGCCTCGTCTGCCTTCTATGTCGGCGCCTATAACACCGACCCGGCAGAGACCTATGCCCCGAACTACCTCGACGACGTGGAGGTCCAAGCGACATGGGTAGGTCGGGACGTGGTCATTGACGCGACGACCTACACGATGGCCTACTCGGCGCTTAACGGCGTCACCGGGTCTTTCCAGACGATCACGAGCTCGGCGGACGTGGTTTCCTTCGACCTCTGACCCCCCCCTTCCAATCGGGGCAAGGTTAAGACCCGATGAGCTGCACTAATCAAGTAACCGTCTCGCAGGGTAACACCTTCGCCTGCACCTTTACCTGGACGCCCGGGGCGACTGGTCCGGCCAACCTCCTGACGACGACCATCAGCTCGTCCCTCGAAGACCGCCAAGGCAACGTCTACGCGATGACGGTGACCAAGGCCGGAGACGGCCTATCCTTCACGGTGACCTACCCGGGCTCGACCGCTGACTGGGCGATCGGCCTCGGCAAGTGGGACATCAAGTTCGTCTTCCCGGGCTCGACCATCTCGCGCACCGAACTCTTCCGCGTCAACGTCATCGACTCCGTCACCGTCTAAGCCATGCCCGACGCGACGATCACCTCGACGGCTTCGACCTTCGGGACCATCTCGGGGGTATTCTCCGCTGACCAGTCCACCATCTCGGGCACCATCTCGGGCATCGTCCCTGGCACCCTGACGGGCTCGGTCGGCGTGCCTGGGCCTGCGGGGGCTGCTGGTCAGGGCGTTCCTGCTGGTGGCACGGCTGGACAGTATCTCCAGAAGATTGACGGCACGAACTATAACACCGACTGGGTGACCCTCAACCTGTCGGCCTACCTGACGACCAGCGCTGCCGCATCGACCTACTACCCGCTGACCAACCCCTCGGGCTACATCACGTCCTCGTCACTCTCGCCCTACCTGACCTCCGCCACGGCGGCCTCGACATACCAGACTCTGGCGGGGATGTCGGACTATCTGGACAAGGCCGGGAATCTGGCAGGGCTGGCGAACACCTCCACGGCCCGCACTAACCTCGGGCTCGGCTCCCTGGCTGTCGTCAACGACGCCCCTTCGGATGGCTCGCAGTATGCCCGAAAGAACGCGGCTTGGGAAGTGGTCACGACCACCCCCGACTTCA